GGTGGTTTAGTTAGCCAAGGTGGTCAGGCAATTCGTAGGCAGCCACAACAGCAGATACCGCAAGACGTAGCAGGTGCTGCAAGTGGTATAGCTGCTGAAGCTATGCGACAACCAGGACCGCTGCCAACTCAAGCATCTCCAGACCAAATTAGTCAGATGATTGCTGGTCAGCCAGTGCAAAACATGATGTACACCATGACTCCAGAGGAAGCGGCAAGGTCAAGGGAGTATTTTAGAGGTAAAGGAATAGATTTGAACAATTTGCCGCCAGTTCAAGTCGGCACCGTTCCAATGCAAATGCCACAGCCATCGGCAAACATGGGCGGTCAGTATCGCTTGAGTCCTGGTGTATACGGCACTCGTGAGCAAGCTATGCAGCAGATGTATCAGCCAGTACAGGGCTTTCAAAATGCTCCAGGTTATATGCCGCAACAGCAGCCACGAACAGCGCAAGAGTACCGACAGGCAATACCTTTCATTAAGCGAGGATAGCTAGTGCCGTTTCAGGGATTCACAATGTCGCCTCCGTACGGAGGGTTGGATCTAGTAAGTCCAATAGACAATATGGACCCAGCTTATGCGCTGGAGTTAGTAAACGTGTTCCCTGGAGCTGGTGCGCCTACGGTTCGCCTTGGTTATGAGCAGTTTGCTAACGTTGGTGCTAGTACTCCAATCAAGTTGCTAGCGCCAATTAACCTTAAAGATGGCACTACACAGCTTGTAGCTTGCACTAATAGCAAGATTTACAAAATTACTATTGCAGGTGTTTCAAGCGATATAACGGGCAGCACTACACCAACAACAGGTGACTGGCAGTACATTACTTTTGCTAATAACCTGTACCTTTGTAACGGTAACGATAACGCTCAAGTTTACACGGGTACAGGCACTTGTTCTGATGTTACTTTTACTGGTGTCAGTAAAAACCTGCTCGTAAACGTAACGGCATACAAAGAGCGTTTGTACTTTGTTGAGGCTAATACAGCTAAGGTTTGGTATGGAGGTCTGCAAGTTACTGGTACAGGTGGCACTCCTGCTCTTACTGCTTTTGATTTTCAGTACGTCTTTACTCGTGGTGGGTTTCTTGTTGCGATTGGTAGTTACAGCAATAGTGCCAATGTAGCCGCACAGGATTACTTTTGGGCACTTAGTTCAGAGGGCGAGATAGTTTTCTATACTGGTACTTATGCTGGCGACCCTACGACATGGGGGCTTGTTGGGCGGTACATTATTGGCAAACCGTTAGGTTATAGAGCCCACGTAAGAGTTAACAACGAGGTTTGGATAATTACTGAGCAAGGCATTGTGCCTATCTCCGCTTTATTCTCTAGTGACCCAGAGCAAGCATTAAACGCTATCAGCCAGAAAGTTAATCCGCTCATTTCTGAGTATGCAACCTCTACTCCGTTTGACCATCAATGGTCTGGTTTCTTTTGGCCGCAAGGTAGACGAGTTTACATCAGTATCCCAACGTCGGGGTCTGGCTGTAAGTTTTTAGTTTATTCGATTGATACTAAAGGCTGGACTATATTTGAGATGTTTGACGATGCTCATTGTCTTGCGTCAAACGTATTTAATAGGCGTCCTTTCTATGGCTCTTCTACTGGCATCGTATGGGAGGGTGAGTCTGGGCAAGCCGATGCTGTAACAGCTACAACAAGCCAACCTATTCGCTTTAGTGGACGCACAGCATTTAGTTTTTACGGCTCACGAGGCAATTACAAAGCGTTCAAGGATATTCGTCCAATTCTGAAAACCAGACGTGGCGTAACTCTTACTCTTGGTCTTGATGTAGACTTTAAGCGAGCGCCAACAGTTACCAGCGTTACTACTCCTAGTGGAGTGTTTACTCCGTGGGGTAGTCCTTGGTTTAGTCCTTGGTCATCTGACATTGAGTACATCTTTGATAGATTCGCTGTCAAAGGTCAGGGGCATTGTGCAGCGGTACGGTTTGGCGGCTCTATCAAAAATACAACTATGCAAATCCTTGGTTTTGAGGTGAGATTCGATTTAGGCGGACAGGTATAACTATGGCAACAGCATTAGCAAAAGACCCTACTCAAAAAGACAATGCGCCGTTTGACGTAACACGAGCACAGCGACGTGTTGATTACCTAAAGCGTGTGCGCCCAAATGATCCACAGATTAAAAAGCTCCAAGCTGGCATAAAGAAAGCTGGAGGAGTCCCAGCCCCAGCTCCAACAGGACCAGTACCGTTTACTGAGCAGACAAGAGAGCAGCAGGTAGAGCAAGGCTTTGAGGCTGGTGGACAGGCTTACGGTGACATTGTTAATCGCTTCCGTGGTTTTGACCCATACCAGATGCAATCTCAGTATCAGCCTGGATTCCAGAGCGAAATGGAAAAGGCTAGACAGAATGTAATGGGGACGTTTGAGCGACGTAACCAAGAAGAGTTTCAGCGTCAGCAAGAAGATGTTCAGCGTCAGATTGCAGAGCGTGGACTAGATCCAGCATCACCTGCCGCTCAGGCTTTGTATAAACAACTGAACGTAAGACAAGACCTAGCACGACAAGAGGCTATGAGTGCTGCTGAGACTGCTGCGTACGGCATACAGGAGCAAGGCTTTGGACAGGCTTACAAGACAGCCATGGCACCTTATGAGCAATTCCAAGCTATACAAGCTCCGTATGTCGCAGGTGTTGGTGCTCAGTATCAAAGCGAGCAACTCACTCAACAGCAGCAGTTTGCCAAGGAGCTTGCTGCACTAGAGAACAAGTACAAGCTTCAGCAGATTAGAGCAGTTCCAAGAGGTGGCGGCGGCGGAGCAGAGCAGCCTGATTACTTTGGACAGTATATGTTGCAGCAAACTGCTAGTCGCTATGCGCCAGAGGGTCAAAAACCAAATCCATGGTCATCTTTTGGACAGGGTTTAGTTTCAGGTGGCGGCACTGTTGCCATGAAAAACGTAGGTGGTTAAGAGAGGAAAGTATGGCTGATCCATTAGCAGAGGCATTAGCAGGATTAAGAGTATCACCAGCCGAGAATCCCTACGGCATAGCTAGTATGGGATTAGCTTCTGCTGCGCCTAATCTTATCACGCCCTACACATCACCTGGCGCTGCGGTAGGTATCGGCTTGGGTAGTGTTCTCTTGCAGTCTTTGCTTGGTTATCAGGCTAGGCAGTCAGCTTTGCAGGATACTATCCAAGCCAACTCATTAGCTAATCAGATGCTCAAGATGCAAACACCAGAGGAGCGTACATCGTTCCTTGGTGGTCTTGATGTATCACCTGACATTGGCAGCAGGTTGTCTACGTTGTCACTTGCATTATCGCAACAGGAACAAGCTCGTAAAACAGCAGCAGCAAACAAACTGCTTGAACTTGAAACTGCCGCAGATTTTGAACTCGGACCGAAAGGAACCGAGCTATTTAAGCGTAAAACAGAGGCTGAATTGGGTAAAGCGTTAGCCACTGCGGCTGCGAGTCGTAAACCTACTGTTGAAAAAGATTGGTTTGAAAAGATACCAGCCGCTCAAAAAGCTGCTTTTACGGGAACCACTGGGCAAGTAGAACAGTTGCGTAGTTTAGCAAATACATTTAGAGAACTTGGCTCAAACGCAATTGAGTTAAACATTGAAAAACAGATTCCAGGTAGCAAAGCGGATTTAGCTGTATCCGCAATGCAAACTTTAGTTCCTAGCACTGTCAAAATGCTTGGCGATACTGGGGCTCTTTCAGCATACGATCAAGAAGCGGTTAAGAAAGCTACACTAGGTGGCAGATTGTCTGGTTCTTTAAGCATTGCTGATCGGCTTGATCAACTGGCGGATTTAGCGCAATCAAAAACAATTACGTCCCTCGAAGCATATAAAACAGCAGCCGAATCTGGAGGTGCTGGCTTAATGGAACAATTAAAAACTGGGCAAGGCGTAACAGGCGAGCAAACAGCTAAACAAAAACGCATGGAAGAATTAAGGCGTGGAATCGCTGAAATGAAAACATTACTAGCACAGAGGCAGAAGTAATGGACGAGGAATTAGCAGCACTTGAAGCGGAGTTTGCTAGCTTGCAATCTGCACTAAATCAGCCAACAACGGCTGAAGTAATGGAGAGCTTACCGTTTTATAATCCATTGAAGGTTGAGCAAGCTAAACAACAACTCATGTTTGATGTTCCTGTTGGTATTGCTAAAGCTGGTGCTGGTCTTGCTGACATCCTTTCGTACCCAGTTATTAAAGGCGCACAACTAGCTGGTGTCTCGCCAGAAACTTTGCCGACCTTTGGCGCATCTCAGTTAGTTTCTACCCTAGCAGAAAAAGCAGCGCCGTATGTAGGACCAGTTGGTGTACAACCAGAAACAGGTACACAAGAACTTATTAGCTTCTTATCGCCGTCACCGCTTTCAAAAGCTAGTGTAGCCGCTCAAGCTGGAACAGGTTTAGCTTCTTACCTTGGAATGAAAGGTGCCGAGGCAGTTGCGCCTGAGTCTGAGTATGCAGGTTTAGTAGGGGCGTTAGCAGCTCCAGCCGCTGTCAGTGGTATTTCAAAAGCCGCTAGTACAATAGCACCAAAACTAGAGGAAGCTGGCTTAGGTTTGCAACGATCTAGTATTGGTTTACGAAAAGCTGACATTACGGCTAGTCGAAATGCTATCTTAGAAACTCCTGCTGGAGATTTTACTGATCAAGTTACAAAAAGTTTCAATAATCTGATTAACGAAAACGTTCTAGGCAAAAGCAGAGACCCAAACATTCTATACAAAACAGCACGAGCGGAAAAAGCTAGCGTTGAAAAACAAATCCAGTCTGCTCTTCAAACAGTTGACACTTCCGATACAAAAATACAAATGCCGAGTTTTCCAAATGCTACAACTTATTTGGAGCAAAATAAGGTTAATCTTACTGATGTCAAAAAATACGAAAACATCATTAACAAGTTTCAATCTGCTATTAGAAACGAATCCAAGTTTGTCGAACCACAATTACCAAAATTGTATGACGAGTTTGGAAATGTGGTGACAAAAGAAGATTCACCAGCTTACAAAAAAGCATTAGAAACTTGGCAAGAGGAGCAGGTCAAACGTTCAAAGTTATCATTGGATGTTATTAACAAACAAAGAAAAATCTTTGGTGAAAAATACAAAGATAGTCCTCAATCTGATCCTGGTTTTTGGAGAGCGTTCTATCAGGATTTGAAGCAGCACATTGAAAGGTATGCTCCAGAAGTACAAGACTTAAACAGACGAAAACAAGATTTGATTGTAGCTGAACCAGTTTTACGTTTGGCAAAAAAAGCCTCACAGCAACCTATGACAGCACAGGACGTTAAACGTGCTGCATTGTATACAACTGGTGGAGGAGGTTTTGTTGGCGCTACGTATCTTGCTGGTGGTAATCCGCTATTAGGAGCTTTAATTTCTGGCGGGCTTGCATTAGCTGGGACAAAAAGAGGACAAGATATTATTGGTCGTGGATTGCGTAGTGCAGGATCGCTTGCTGAATCACTAGGCGGTGCTGGATTGGATGTTGGTACGGCACTACAACGTGGTGGACTTGCGGCAAACCAAACTGAAACGCCAACTACATTATCAACGCAAGTCACTACCGATTCCGAATTAACGGCTTTAGAAACTGAGTTTAACCAGTTGCAACAGTTGTTACGTGAAAGCCAACAGCAACCTGAATCAATCAAAGTAGGCAAGCAAGACGTTAGCATACCAGTAGGCGAGCAGTACGCTCCACCTGCGCTAGTTAAGGCTGTTATGCAGGTTGAGTCTGCTGGCAAACCCAAAGCTGTAAGTGAGAAAGGCGCTGCTGGTTTAATGCAGCTCATGCCAGCTACAGCAAAAGACCTTGGCGTAGAAGATAGGTTTGATCCAGCGCAGAACATTGAAGGTGGCAGTCGTTACTTGCAGCAGATGATTAACAAATACAAAAAGACTGATTTGGCTTTGGCTGCTTACAACTGGGGACCGAGCAACATAGACAAGGCTATCCGCAAGGTTAAAGCAGAAGGCAAGCGTGTTACCTGGGCTAACATCATGCAGGTTGTAAAGGTGCCAATGGAAACACGCCTGTACGTTAATAAAGTCTTAAAGAATAAAGAAGTAGAAGCATAAGGAGAGAGTCATGGCTTGGTCGGGTGGAGCGTTTACGAGAGCTAACGGAGCTAATGAGTGGGTAACAGATTACAACAATGGCGTTGGCATTGAGCCAGCTCGTCACGATGCTCAGGACAATGATTTAGCTACTGGTATCAATCAGTGCTTGAACAAGGATGG